GTGAGTTTCACCTGTTATCATGTTTGCTCGTTGACCTTGGTTCTTTAGCTCATCAAGAATCATCTGTGCGTGTTTGATCGATGAAGCAAATACCAAAACAGATTTTCTTCCTGATGCTTTTACGATTGCTTCTTTAACGCTGGATTGAACCAAATCAGCGTTCTCAAGAATCGCATCAAGATCCTTGGAAAAATATTCACCCGCTCTAATTCTTACCTTCTTTAAGTCAGGAGAATCGGTTGAACCCATTGTTACTAATGGAGAAAGAAACCCTTCATCAATTAAGTCTCGTACACCAATAGCGTAACAGCAATTGTCAAATGTCTTTTCCTTATGTCCAAAGATAATCCCGCTTTGAAGCCTATATGGGGTGGCAGTTAATCCAACAACTTTTACCCTAGAGTTAGATATCTTTGCTTGAGACAAAAACTTTCGGTACATTGTTTCTTTATTGGTACTTAAAAGATGGCACTCGTCTATTATTATGGTGTCCAAGTACCCAAAGTCAGCACCTTTCTTGTATACACTTTGTATCCCCGCAATCGTCAAGGCTTTTACTTCCCTGCGTTTCATTGCAGCGGAGTAAACCCCGATTGACTCAACAGGAAGACCTGTGGTGGTCGCATAATGTGTACAAGTCTTACTCGTTTGTTCAATAAGTTCTTTCACATGGGAGAGAATCATAGCCTTGCAATTCGGATTGGCTTCAAATGACCGCCTGATTATTTCAGCCATTATCATAGTTTTCCCGCCACCAGTTGGAATTACTATTACAGATGAATGCCCAGGGCGATCATGCTGAAATTCAAATAATGAATCCACCGCATCTTTTTGGTATTTTCTTAACATTATTTATCTCTCCCAAATTCACCATGAAGTTTTTTTCTTGCTTCTATAGAAACCTTAATTGCATCTTCTTTATTTTCATAAAGTCCAAAATAATGAAATTTACCATTTGCAACCATTTGCACTAGCCATTTCTTGTTTTTTTTATTCCAACTAATTCCTTTATTTCCTGATGTGTTAATTTTTGAAATTTTTTTGTTGTGTCCGTTTTGACAAGCAGTAACCTCTCTTAAGTTTTCTAAATTATTATTTAAAGAATTTCCATCTATATGATCAATATATTTCCCTTCAGTAAGGAATCCGTTAGCTAAAAGTAATATTATTTTGCTGCAAGTTACAGTATATTGTTTTTTATCATATCTAATGGTTACAGTAAACCTTCTGTATCCATCCTTTTTCCCAATGCGAACACTTCCGCATTTATCTTTTTGATTAAAATGTAATTCTCTCGGAATCCACATTAACCCCGATGGGCTACTTGGATCTATTTTTAATATCGATTGTATATGTTCTAAAGGGATTCCACTTATCGATGTAATTCTTTCTTTAATTGCATTCATTAACTTCTCCCTAACTTTGAGTACCCAAGAATCAAATTTGTTGCCCCATAGTTATCCGTTGTTTCGCCTATTTCAACTAGGAAGGGTTTGTCTACTAGCTCTTCGGGTTTCATTACAGTAGTGATACCGCATGATGAAGCCAGTCGAGCCAGCTTCCTTCTTGAGTCTGCACGAAACTTTGTATCAGTCGAAAAGATATGGAAATTCGCATCCAATGCTCTGCCCTGTTGTGCCCCTTGAAGTATCTGCATATCGCAAGCAAGATATTTATTTCCCGCTCTGGATGTCTTGATCTCCGCTCGCATGATGCGAGCAGAGTAAGTTCCAGCGGGAATCGGTTTGGTTTCTTCTGGATCGAATAAAGGTTCATCACTCATGTTAAACTCCAAATAAGGTAGGTTGATTGCTAACAGGCTTCTTCCTTTTAATCGGAAAGCTAACAGGTTTAATTCTTTTTTCTTCAACCCTTTGAACTGGATCTGTCTCAATCGATTTCAAAACCCTAATACCGTTATCGTCCTCGATAATTAATCTAGATGGGGTTCTTGGAGTCCAAAGAGCGATATCCAAGGCATCTTCTAAACACTCAGGGTAATCAGACTCAAAGGTGTTTTTCCAACTTTCTTTGTTCGACCAAGTTGGCGGGAAATTGAATTTCTCAACGATAGGTTCTGGATCGACTGTCCAATGATGTGCTATTAGCTGGCCATCTTCAGTAGACCAGTCCGTGTCTACAACTGATGCAATCCGTGAGCGATACATTCCTCTGCGTTCTAGTGTTTCAATAAAACTTTTTTCACCAAAAGCATTTGTAACCGCTGCTCGTAACTCAAAAATATTGGCAATAACTTCCATGTCTACCACTCCTTTTTAAACTTAAGATTTACATCCATTTTTTCGATTACTGGGGAATCAGACATTAAAGTTGTCGATGCCCCAGTTTCTATCGAATTCCTTGTTCCCTGACATCCAATCAAGAAACACAAACAAAACAAGAAAAGTTTACTCATGTTGCACCTCCTTGCCTTTCTTATCGGTTGCTTCCAAGTGCAACATGAGCAAAGATTAGACAGCTTTCAAAAACTTTTCTACATTTTCATAGGTAGAACCGTTCTTTTCGCTGTTTTTGATTTTAACCACACAGGCTTGACCAATGATGTTTGTCAGGGTCATGCGATCTAATCCAAGAGCAGCATCAAGACTCTGCCTTAACTTAGCATGGATGCTACACACCTGCGGATTAGGATGACCGTCTTTGATATACAGCGTAAAGGTTTTGTACCTTCCCTGCATATCATGTGGAGCATCGATCTGACAACCAAGAGACAACCATTTCTTGTCATCTTTGGTACGGACTTCCGCTTTGGTGATAATTACTGGATATTCCCCTGGGGGAAGAATATCAGCCTTTAAAAGCTCTTTTGCTTCATCTTGGCCAAAGATTTCAAATTCATCAGACATAATTACTTACCCTTCTTAGAAAAGATTTCATTGATCTTAGACACAAAACTATCAACCGTCATGGTTCCAATCACACCTGGAATCCGTGATTTCGCAGTCAGTCCACCCCTTGGAGTTACAGTAATGGTTCTGCGAACCTCATTACCATCCTTTTTGATAATTGGCTTGCCATCGTCACCAACCATCAGGTCGATTTCAACGAAGCCAATTAGATCAGCCCAAGAAGTAACCCATTCAGACATGGCCTTATCAGCCCGAACCCCAAAAGAAGCGTATTCACCTCTTGTTGGATCATTGACAGACTTTACTGTTGAATGACACAGGAAGTAAACCCCAAGATCCTTCTTGGCATTTAGCGAGTTAATAAGCAGAGACATCTGCGTTACAGACTCGACAAGACCTTTACCATACCCGCCACACGCTAGCACGATTGATGATGCTCCAGATGTTTGGCAGATGTGCTGATGAAGCAATCTTTCCAAAGCGGTTAGAGAATCGATGACAATATTTTCATAAGCAAACTCTGTAGATGTTACGATCTCTTTGATCGTAGCCACAAATTCTGACCATGTTTTTATTGCCACACAATCAATATCAATGCCAGAAATACCGCCTTCGACATCAATGAACAAAGCTTTAGAAAGCTTACTGCCCATCGTAGATTTACCCGAACCCTCTGCACCAAAGACAACTGCCTTTGGCTTGTTAGTCAAACCGAAACCAACAGGCTTCCCAATTTTCATTAACCTCTCCCTTTAAAAGTAACTTCTAACTCGTACTTTTTAAGTCCGTGATACAACGATATCACTTTGACTGACTCAACACTTGCACCAAACTGAGTGCGAAGACCAATCCTTACAATTTCTTCAAGTTGCTCATTTGATAATTCAATAGAAACAACTGTGTTTAAATCGCCCATTTTCATTCTCACTTTTATGATCGTGTCAGAATACGATCCTCTGCCCGAAGTGATGTCATCTATACTGGTGATAGACATCATCTTGTTTTGCCCAATAGCATGGGTAGATATGCCGTTGAACAAAAGAAACTTCAAAAGCTGCTCGTCAGCATTAACAACACCTGTTATGGTTAGCGGTTCCACATATGCATCTTCATTAAGACTGCATGGTGGCGAAAAACTCGGAGCAACTATCTGCCTCAACTCTTGATCAATCATGGTAATTTCATCTTCCATGACATTCCCCTTTCGTTAAAAAAAGTAAAAAACTAGCGGTGCGTGTGCTAGCCTCGGTAAAAACTAGTGTCTTTTTAAGGTTCGCAACGAGCTTACCCATATGACCACCGCTAGTCATCATCATCCAGATGTATCTCCGCATCTGGACAAGATTCGGTTTCTGCTCTAGAAGCGTTTTTCTTATCTTTAGAAATTATTGGGATCGAGTTATCACCAGAGTGATAAAGATCAATTCCATAAAATAATCTTGCTTCCAAAACAATTATTTTTTCTGTGCTACCTGGGGGATGTGGACAAAAGCTTGACGCTTCGTCAAATGAAAGAAGATTATGTTTTTTCTTTCTAGGCATCTTGCCAACTCCAAACTCAGTTCCACTCCCACCACATCGACTATCCTACGATCCGTTAAATTAAAAGTCAAACCCAAAACAGAAAAAAACAGAAAATAAAAGAAAATAAAAGAAAATAAAAGATTCTATGGTAATAATAAATATTTATGATATACTTATTATGTTGTCAGTTTTACTTTTTGAAAGGGGTGCTGTATGTGGTATGCGATCCACGATAATCTTCTCGCTTTAGCTCGTTGGCTAAAGGATGAAGGACAATGGGATGGTGCTGGCGGTGTTGGCAATCTGATTTATTTTTTTGAGAAGCCTTGGAAGTACGATAGTGAATGGGATGCTTATCAGGCATCATTATTGAAGGAGAAGGAAAATGCCAAAAAGACACGGGTCTAAAAAGGATCGGCAAAAACTCACGGTAGTTTTTCGACCTAATTCGGATTTAAAAGAACAGTTAAATTTTCTGGCTTTATCCCAGAATAGAACTATGAATGGTCAGGTCTTAGATATTCTTGAGAAATTTTTTAAGGAGAAATCCTGATGTCATTTAGAAAGCAAAGTGAAGTTTGGAAAGATCAATTTGAAAAAATGTTTGATTTTCGCAAAGATCATATTTATCAAATGATAAGTGATTCAATTGATTTATATTTTTCTAAACTTGAAGGTCAATTTTCAAAAAACTATGTTAAACAAGATGTTTCCTTTTCATTTTATCAATCTGTTTTTGAACAAATAGAACGGTTAATTAGCGAAAAAGAAGCATCTAGGGTTTTGAAATGTGCTATTGCTAGTTCTTATTGCAAGTTTGTTTTGAGTAGGTGTAATTCACAACAGAAAGAAGAAGGTGTTTAATGTTTCCAATTGAATATGTGTCTCATTCCCGCTTGGAGTTGTTTCGCAAAAGCCCAGTCCTTTATAAGAAGACTTATATTGACAAGGTTGTTGTTCGTGATCCTTCTCCAGCTATGATCCTTGGATCTTTAGTTCATGCAATGTTGCTTGAACCAGCTACAGTTAGTGAACGCTTTGCGGTTGCTCCTGTCTGCGATAAGCGAACTAAGGTTGGCAAAGAAACTTGGGATAATTTTAAATCATCTTTAACAGATGGTATTGAAATTATTACCCATGATGATGTAGAGCAATCTAATAAAATGATCGCTGCAATTGCAGAAAATTCTGCTTCGGAATATTTTAATTGCCCTGGTGTTGTTCGTGAACAAGAAATTTTAACCACTATTGAATTCGATGGGCAACCCTTGCAGATTAAATTCATCCCTGATATGTATTGCCCTGAGAAGGGTTTCCTAGTCGATTTAAAGACCGTTGGTAGCTACGATCCAATGGATTGGGCCAAAGAATGTGTATTTAATGGATACCTTCGTCAGATGGCTTTATATCGATTCTGCCTGAGATCGATGCAGATACCCATCAACGATGTTTACCATATCATTGTAGACAAGGGTGAGTACCCTTCATGCATGGTTTGCCAGTTTGATTCGAGTGATCTTGATCGTGCGGAGAACCAAGTGTTTGAAGCGATTAGGAAGTACCTTGCTGCTCATCAGACTGGTGTTTTTGTGCCTGAGTATTATGGAATTGTTCCAAAGCTTACTGCACCAGCATGGTCATGGAGATAATATGCCAGTCGATCCAATTTTGTTTACCCTTCCTCCATCAGCTAACGCTTGTTGGAGGAATTTTAAAGGCAGAGTTATTCTTAGTGAAAAGTATCGCCAATGGCGGGAGGAAAACTTTCACCATACGGATGATCGAAATAGGATTGATGCCTGTTTGTTTCCAGTCGATGTATTAATTATGGTTTACCCTGGGAGAAACTGGAGAAAATCTGATTTGGATAACCGTATTAAGCCGATATTAGACCAACTACAGCATTGTGGTTATCTTTTAGGAGATGATACAGATTGTGTTAAATCAATCACTATTAAGTTAGGCAAAAAGCTTACAAATGGTGACGATTCTTATGTTGCAATTGAACTTACCAAAAACTGAAAGAAGGGGTTATAATGTTTAAGAATAAAGATTCGGGGAACGGAAGCCCAGAGGACAAGAAAATGGCAAAAATATCAAAGGTTGCAGCAGTTCAAACCTGTGCTAGAAGGGCATCCTTTATTTCAAGGGAACTCACAGGTCTTGAAATCATGCCTGACGAGATGTTTGCTGCTGCTTCGGAAGCTTTGGCCAATTTATCTGTGCTTTGGGATGATTCTGAAATAGCTAAACGCAAGCCCGATAGCTACATCAATTTTGCTGCTTGTATGGCTTGTTGCGAATGGGCTAAAGCTGTTAAAAAAACTGACAGCAATGAACCTTACGAGCTTAATAAAAAGAAAATTTCTGATCTTCTTCAAGATGTTGCAGAAACAATAGATGGTTTGTTCCCAGGGTTAATTGAGTCTAGAGGATGTCAACAGGCTATTTATGATGGTGTAAGCGTAACTGTCAATGGAATAGAAGCTAGCGGATGGAGATGGACACAGAAGTTAAATGAAAGAATTGTTATACTTATGAGTCTGTATCCAATCCTTAAATTTCAATCCGCAAATAGTTCTAAACTTTTGGAAATTGCAGAAGAATTAGTTAGAAAGGAAGGTAAATAGTTATGCCAGTATACATTGGTGATGAATTGTATTTAACTAGCCCAGAAGCTCAGTTGGTTATGGGGGTAAAGGCAGGGCTAATCGCTCATTATTTTTACCGAAACGAATTTCGTGGGGTAATAGATATGAGTGATCAGAAGCCTTTGATGCAAGCAATTAGAGCAGTTGGTATTGAGATAGATCCTGTTGAACTGGAAAAGTTTAACAAAAAAAGTAAGTCTCATTTTCTTGTACCCATGTCTTCGGTATTAGATAAGATGATGAGGCGGGAAACTAGGAAGATAACAGCAAAAGAAAAGAAGCTTACTGCTACTTTAAGAAAGCAAGATAAAGCTAAAGAGCGTGAACTTGTTGACGAAAAGATTAGGGCAGCAGTATTAGAACAAATTAACAATAGAAGAGAAATGGAAGGTGTTTCTAATGGCAATTAAAGTTGGCGATCAAACATATGTGACAGCAAGAGAAGCTGCAAAAATTATTGGTGTTAACAGGGTTCGTATTGGATATTTTTTAATGCGAAACAAACTGGAAGGGGTGATTGACTTGGATGATTCATCAATCATTGCTGAACACATTGATCAGCATGAAAACCCGCTTGAAAACAAAAACAACAAAACCTTTTTGATTCCATTAGAATCAGCAATTAAAAAACGATCTGAATTAAAGGGGAAAATAAATGGATAGCAAGTATTTCTTAAAAGATCCATCTGTTATTTCTTTTAGCGGTGGTAGAACATCTGGATTTATGTTGGCTAAAGTTTTAGAGGCACATGAAAATGTTCTTCCAGAATATGTTAAAGTTGTTTTTTGTAACACAGGTTTGGAGCATCCAAAGACTTTAGACTTTGTTCAGAAGTGTTCTGAAGAATGGAAGATAAATATAACTTGGCTGGAATATGTTGGTAGGAAAATAGATCCAAGATATAAAGTAACTAATCATAAAGATGCTTCAAGAAACGGAGAACCATTTGGGATTCTTATTGATGAGCGACAATATCTTCCTAATCCTGTTGCCAGGTTTTGCACAGTTGAACTAAAAATAAGGTTGCTGGATCGATATATGAAAGATGTTTACGGCAAACTTTTTCATAAGCACAATCAACTTATTGGATTGCGATACGATGAACCAAGAAGAGTTGCCAACATAAAGAAAAACACTAGAAGAAATCCAGCGTTAACACCTATGTTTGATGCTCGACATACATTGCCAGATGTTATGAGTTTCTGGGGTAAACAATCTTTTGATTTAGATATTCCTCAACACCAAGGTAATTGCCAAGGTTGCTTTTTAAAGTCTAGATATCGATTGGATTTGGTTGCAAAAGAAACTCCCGAAGCTTTGGATTGGTGGATAGAACAAGAGAAAAAAATGATCGGTAGTGTTGTAGCTAGGCAGCACACCTTTAGAAAAGATCGACCAAGCTATGAAAATGTAATGAAACAATCTAGAATGCAACTTCCAATGTTTCCTGATTTTGATGACACGATTAGTTGTCATTGTACTGATTGAAAGGTTTATAAATGGATCGATATTTACTCAATGAATTCTTTTCCCGCTGTACTGAACACATTGTTGAAAGAGCTAATCAATACGATGCTCCAGAGCTAAATTTAAAGCGTATTGCTGATGCGTGGACTAACTTCTTAAAGCGGGAAGTTACCGCTTATGAGGTAGCTGTAATGATGGCCCTGTTAAAGCTTTGCAGACTTTCTCAGGGGTATCATCAAGATACCCTTGAAGATGCTGCTGCTTATATTGCCCTGGCTGAACTTCTTAAAAATACTGAGTTAGAAGAAGAAAAAAAGCCTTAGTTCACGCAAATGCGTTTCCCTTAACTAAGACGGTTCCTTAGTCCACAATGCTGGACTTATTTTCAGTGATTCATTTTCGTTGCCCAACTTGAGAAAAGAGGGTCTTAAGGTTTTTGATTAAAACCTTTGTATCAGGAACATCAAATACTTCTGATCGAATCTTTTTACCATGACTGTGTACATAAGCTAACAGGAATGTTTCCCACGCTCGTTGACAAGGGGTTGAGTAAATTAGCTTTGCTGTTGGTGCTGACATCAGGTGTTCAGAAAATCTTGAATCTAACCTGGATGTAAATCCAGCTTTAATCCTACCGTCTGAAAACTCTGGAACTAATAGGATTAAGTAGAAAAACCCATCATCAGACATCTTGTCATTAACATTGTCATCATCCTTGTTTACCGCAGTTCTTCCACGCATTAGTTCACGAAACAGACTGTACTGGGTGCTATCCATGACAGAACAAAAGTGTCCTTTGTCCGCTTTCATGCGGGTCAATGGTTTCATTTTCTTTTGCTTGATGAATGTTTCTATGTTTCTACGGATGGTTGTATATGCTAAGTCAAGGTCAGCAGCGATGTCCGTGAACGACCAAAAGTTTTTGTCATCCATTATATATACCTTGAGCCGAAAGAAAAGAGGGTCTTAACAAACCCTCTTAGGCTAACAGTATACATTAAAACAGGGTCTATTTGCTAGTGGAATCGACTTCCGCTATCCTTTCTCCAATCCATTTAATCACAGGTACACACATCGAATTGGCCATTGCCTTAAACCTATTGCCATCTTTTGCCCCAGAAATGTTAGTGTAGTTGTCTGGGAACCCCATTAGCCTTTCTATTTCAAGTGGTGTTAGTCTTCTAACCCTTCCATCAGGTTGAACGATAATTCTTCCAGAATTGTAATCCTGACCGTTGATACCACCCCCCATATGTGCCCCATCAGATATACAATTGACTGGATTTTTTACCCATGCTCCACAGTAATTGCATCCAGTTTTTTTGGGGTCTAAGGTTGTATGTGATTTGCAGAATGGGCAATCATAGCTTCCTTCAAACGAACTGGAAGGCTTTTTCCCATGCTGTCTCTCCTGATAAATCCTTGACAAGCAACCTTGCTCAAATAAAACTTTGTATCCACTTGTTCTGTCTGAATAATGCCCGATAAGGAAGACTCTTTTCCTTCTATGGGGCAATCCGAAGTGTTGAGAGTCAAGAACCCGCCAGCAGAGATGATACCCGAATTCAGCCAGCGACCTGATGAAGGAACCAAAGTCTCTTCCTCCGTTAGTTGATAGGACTCCCTGCACATTTTCCCAAACAATCCATCTTGGTTTTCTATCCCGCACCAATTCACAAAACTTGTAGACAAGTCCACCTCTTGGATCGTCTGTTCCCTTTCTGAGGCCAGCGAGGCTAAAGCTTTGGCAAGGAGTTCCCCCGATAAGTATGTCGATTGCTCTGGGAATTTGCCAGGTTGAATTTCCATTTATGTCTCCAAAATTAGGGGTCTGAGGGTATTTCTGTTTTAGTAAATCGCAGCAAAACTTATCGATTTCTGAATATCCTATAGGTTCAAATCCAATAGAATTCCAGGCAACAGTTGCTGCTTCAACGCCAGAACAAACTGAAAGATAGTTCACGATTTATCCTTGTTGTATTGTTTGATTCGCTCACGATCCCACTCGAAATCAGAACGATGATCAGCCTTAAGCCTTTCATTAACCCTTGCAGCAGTCTTCAACGATAGTTTAGTATTAGCTAAAGTTGTTCTTAACTTCTTTAACTTTGCTTTAACTTCCTTTAATTCATCTCTTAGCTTTTTAAGCTCCGCAGTACCTCTTGCTGATAAGTTTAAACTCTTTGTGTGGCATAAATTGCATAGGTCTTTGTAGCCATACATTTTAATGATATGCTTACCGCACTTTGAACATTCAATAGGTCTTTTCATATTACTTCCTGATGTAAGATTTTTCACCCTACAGATTGAAGCCTATAGGGTGAAGAAAAAGACAGTCTAACCATTCCAATTAGTATCCCAACCCATTTCTGCACCATAAATTTTATGGTGTATTCTTGTCATATCTTCTGGGGTCGCTCCACAATGCTTGATGAGCGATTTTCTTTCTTCCTTATCGGTATTGGTATCAGCTAGAATAGCTGCAATGTAGCGAAGGATGTATGCCTCAGAAGCCTTAAGCTTAATCGTAATGATGCGATTAGGATCGGCAACAGGGGTAACGGTGGCAGAAGCAGAAGCGGTTTCAGTAGACATGGTTTATCCCTTTCAAGAATAAAACTTTTTGCTTCCCTAAAAGTTAGGGGTTAGCTTCCAGCAAAACAAGGTATGTTACAATTCAAACTTATCAGCATCCCATTTATAAGGTATTATTTTCCACATATCAAGCCCAGCAGCATCATTTGAATTTGGATGCTCTTTTGGGCAGAACTGCCATGATGTGATGACTACACCATCAACTCTAATGGTGTGATCATCCATTAAAGACTGCATGATTTCGTCAGGTTTGCACCCCTCAAAATCATCGTTCTCTTGATCTTGTTTCTCGACTTGGATCAAAAGGTATCCTGAGATATCTTCTACACATAGATGCGAAGGGAGTGGCCCCCTAGCTAATGCGTTTGGGTAATCGCCAGGGTCTTCCCATACTGATGTAATTACTTCCAGCGTATTTTTAATGATCTTCATTTGACTAGCCTTTCGTTTTTAAATGGGGTCTAAATGTCTAGCATAACGATTTCTTTGGTATCTTCTATCACATACACAAGCTTCCTATCCATTAAAGCTGGTAACAAATTAACCTCTGCTACAATCCCGCAAGCTACTTCTTCGTCAGGGTCTTGCTGTACTGATTCTTGAACCAGATCCTTAGCAAATTCTTTGGCATCTTCATACTTGTCGAGGGCAAAAAGCCTGACAGTCTTCCACGCATTAGCTTTGTGTTCAAAGATTTGAACAGCGTTCATTCTAATGGCTTGGTAAATAGGTTTAACTGCTTCCATATTAATCGCATCCTTGTTTGGGTTAGTGGTAATAGTAATCAACTCTTTAACTGCTTCCATGTTAATCATCTCCTAAAATTTCAACCCAGTTGATATCAGAACGATCTGCTCTAGATATCTCCATGCTTCCATTGGCTACGCCCGCAGGAATCTTTTCGCCATCGTGATAATTAAGGAAAATGAATGCATCCCTGAGAATCATTCGCTCACCTTCCGATAGCTTAATCCAACGCACTTGCTTTGTTCCAAACTTGCAAGCCTTGATAACTTTCCTTGCTGTATCTGCATCTCTTACTTGCATTGCTACACCCCTTTCAATGGTTGTAATATGTATTCGCTTCCAACCTAAAACAATTTCAATCAATCCATAAAATTTTATGATAGTTTTTCCCGCGGTTTTTTTGCCCGCTAATTCATTGGGAAACAGGGTCTTCCTATTTTGCGAGCTACAATACCTTTGCTTAAGATCCTCTCAGGTTCGATTGATTCTACATCTGTAAGGATGTAGCCAACCTTAGTTCCATGATCAGGTATGTAGTATGGTGAATCAGGTGCAACCCTATGCAATTCATAATCAGAATCAAATGATTGCCTGTCATAGTACACAAATGATTCTGATATGGTTGCGAACCCTTCCAGCGTTGCAAACAATACTCCAGTACGAATCAGACCAACCCTTTGACCAATATAGGGGTCTAAGCTAGGGGTGTTCCTAGTTTCGATTGTTTTCTTGCCTGACAGGATTTCGCCAATAAAATCCTGATGTTTACAATTGATATTGATGCCCATCATAATTCACTAACCTTTCATTGAAAAACAGGGTCTACATGGTTTGAAAACAGGGTCTATAGAAGTCCATTCATAACACGAATATACAAATCTTGGTTAGCTAAATGCGTTTCAATTACGCATTTAATCCACCCCCTCCTTAGTTCTTTGGAAGCTGATTTTACCCGATTATTCCAAAGCTTACGGATGATTGTAAGGTTTGATAACATACAATGAAGGGAACCAACTTTCATTTTAATCGCTCGCTCGTTATCGCATTGCATTAATTCAATCGGCTTATCTTTAGTTATTCGTAGCATGATTCAAATCCTTTCCAAAAAAATGATAAAATTCCGTTGCAAAACTTTTTGGGCAGGCGAATTTGCCCCCCTGCCCATTGCAAAACAGGGTTGCCCCTATTTAGACGCTTCCAGAGCGTTTTTTTCGCTGAAATCTTTCCAAAGCTTCTCTACTATGGTTGAATATTTATTTTCGCCAAAAACGAGGTTAAAAGATTCCTCGTTGGTTAGCCCGAACGATTCTTTTAACCCTTGCACTATTACAAGCATAATTTGGTACTTGCTAGCTTCCGGTTGGTTAAGCTGGATTGACCCAGCGAGATCTTTGGCGAACAACTTTGCGAGATCCTTGATTAGCTTATCCATTGGTACACATCCTTTAAAAAAGTGATAAAAATCGGAACACACAAAGAAACAAGGCGGTGAATTTTTTTTTGCCTGATTCTCCAGGTTGATCGGCAAAAAAATTTTTTGACCTAGGGATTTCGCCCCCTAGGTCGTTGAAAATAGGGGTTAGCTGATCAGCTAGGTTCATCTATTAGCATGAATGCTTCAGGTGTGAATAAATGCCATCGACCTGAAGAGAAATAACCTTCTATCCATCCATTACGCAAAGCAGTATTCACTATGTAATATTGCTTACTAGGATTTCTTAAACATGATTTAGTGCATAGGGAAGCGATATCCCACTTTGAACAACCTTGGTTGTTCTCCACATAATTAATGATTCTATCTTTGTAAGGACTCCATGCCATTGAAAATACTCCAAAAAAATAGGTAAGGAAACAAGGTAAGGAAACAAGGTAAGGAAACAAGGTAAGGAAACGAACTGGAAACAATTTAATCTCGATTAAATAGCTTTTTAAATACTGTTTTTTTGGCGTTGAATATATCAGTAGCTGATTCTAATAGCTGGTAAAATGGTAAGGCTTTAATTAGGATTTCATTTGCCTCATCGTCATAAGCTATTATCGTTACCATATCATTGGTTACCTTGATTGTAAGGTTATTTAACCCGTCAAGTTCGGGGTTAAAATATTCAAGTTCAATAACCTGATTAGGTTTTATTTCATGCGTGATATTATCCATGCTCGAGACTCCAAATAAGGTTAAACCGATTCTAAGCATTGAAATAATGCTTCTATTGCCTTAAGCCACACTATCTTAATAGATAGCATGGCATGGCATTAAATAAGGTTTAATAGGGTTTATTTAGTCGACATAAACAAGTCTAACTAGTGGATTATTTTCAATAACCTTTTTCGTGATAGTAGAATAATAAATAGGTATTTCATTCAATCGTACCAGTGTATCTATCCATGGTGTATATTCGTTGGCTATACTTTGAGGTATTTCTAAAACACCGATTTTATAACCATTTAATAAGATTGTAAGCTTGATAGTCGATATCATTGAATGAACTCCAATAAGGTTAAAAAACAGGGAAAAAACAGGGAAAAAAATGAACTGGAAACACTTTAAGCCATCGTTAACGAAATAATAAACCTAGGTTTATTTTCAATAACTTGTCGACTATTCACATCGACTATAAAACCATTATTCAAGCTATTCTTAACTTTGTTATCACCTTTAACAGATAATCCAACTATCGACCCGCTAGCGTCCAAAAAGCGTATATCACTAAGATCACCATCAAGAACAGGTATACCTAAGAATGTTTTTGGCAATTCGTGTTTCTTGCTATTGAATGGTATAGCAACATTAAACCCGCTCGAGATGATTTCCATTACTTCGTTATCACTAGTATTTTCACTTCGTGAATATGTAAGATGGTAATTCGATGGTAGTTTAGACTTATCGAGTCTAGACTTGATTTTAGTGTAGTCATAGAATTGTATATTAGGAAACATTGTAAACAATTCGGGGAATATTTTTTCATAGGGAAGATCACTAAAAACATTCAAACGAATAGCGGGCTTTACATTGTTTTTTATACATCTTTTAACGAATGAAGTTATTTCTTTAATTAATTGTACTTTGAAAGTATTCGTATATTGAAAAAACAATAACTTGCGTTTTATTCTTGCAATTTGTGTCTTAGTGAAACGACCACGACCCGAAGAATATATGCAAGCCTTTTTGCATCCTTCGCTTGCACTAGGGCAAACATTAAACCCGCCTATGTTAGCGGGTGCAATTTGTATACCTCTAATATCATATCCGTTAATTTTATCCTTTAATAACTTCATATTAGTACTAAGTAGCGAACCTACTTTGACTATGTTTCCTTCAAAGTTTACAAGTAGTTGATTCTTAGCTGATTGATTCTTAGCTGATTTATTCTTAGTATTCATTATTAAACCCTTTATAAAAATAGTGAAAAAACATACCGAAAAACATAACTAATAAACAATATTAGTTATTACTGATAATCCCTTGATTGTCATTTATTTCTATCATTGCACCTAATATTTGGTGCAATTTTGCCCTCTTAATAGCTGATATAAAATGCCCTTTAACATCATCAACTATGAAAACAAGCTTGTCGGTTTTGGTATCGTATACTTGTGTATGACCTATACACTCTAATACCATGTAATTGCCTACCATTTTATTCTTATATCTTTTCATTGCCTATACCCCTTTATTAGTGGTTAAAATTGTTTCCAGTTCGCTTAAATCCCAAGATTCGATCATTTTTACTAATGATAATTCAAGCTGATTATCTTGATTAATCGTCCAAAATTTCATTAGGTTTTCTATAAACTCTTCCATATTTTTGCCCTTACTGTTATTTACTACTACTTTTTACTGATTACATTAATCAGTAATAATAATGTAATTATGCATATTATCGACTAAAACACAATGGCAATATACTAAATAATCCATAATATTTTAAGTATATTGCTGTAAACCCTTATGATATAAGCACTTAAAACTTTTTAAAATAATTGCTATTTTAATCTATTTTACGACAAGGAAAAAATGAAATAAATTAGTTCCCGTGGTATCTATCGGGGGAATAAAAAGATTCTATTTCATAAAAGATTATGGTAAAGGATTATGGGTGTGTTAGGGGGATATGATATCCTTAAAGTCTTATATATTACTTATATAATTATATATATATTTTATATATATAGATATATATATAATAAAAAAACTATCCCTCTATTTAATACATTCTAACATATAAATTATTAAGTATAAAGTTTATCTTAAATAATAAAGATAAACTTTATCCACTATTATCATTCATAATATATTAAAGATAAACTTTATCTTAATTAATTAAGATAGTGTAACTGCTAATATGTTTATTCTATAAATATATTGTATGATATGTTATATAGAGTTGTTTATCCTATTAATAATCCAGGCCTGGTTTTAGCCCCCCCACCCCACCCTAAACTCAGAGACTTTTTTTTAGAACCGTCAAGTTTCATTTTGTCGAATTTGAAAGTGCATCCAAAAAATTTTTCTATTTTTCCCAAATCGTCAAAACGATTTTCTCTTGCATTTTCCAAGTAAACCAATACAATGTGTAAATCTTAACCGGAGGTTTATATGCCAGCAGATAGCTCAATGCCAATTTCGCAAACCATTCCAGGCACAACAACGATCATTGCTAGTGGTTCGGGCCATATCCACGGATTTGTTTTGCAACCAGATGGAGATTGCACTATTCAGTTTTTTAAGGCTGACGGAACGACTGCAATGTCAGGTAAAATTCATATTCCGCAGTACCAGACTCTTTTTTGTGCTGTGCAGGGTAATGGTATGTTAATAAGTACGGCTGGAATAAAACTTACAGTAACTGGAAATGTTACTGGAACTTTAAGTGGATTTGTGACCTTAAACAGTTAACCATTAGGTCACCAAAAAATGGCAAAGAAAAAACCGTCACCGAAAACGACTCCGCCTTCCTCGCCAAAGGCTACAAAGGCTTCAAGATCGGGAAAACCGATTACGGAGTCTATTTCGTATGACACAGGAAGTTATCAAACTGGTTGGGGGCCGTTTTGGAACGATCCAAGTGAGTATGGTGCGTTTCAGTTTCCTAATGCGGGAATGGGTGGCTGGGTAAATCCCGCACAATTAGCGGTTAGAGACAATTACCTGTCAGGTGAGCAGCTTCCGATCTATCTGTCTTGGTGGCAGTTAAAGAGCATCAGGGATAGAGCTAGATTCGTATTTGCGACTAATGAGTTTGCTCATGGACTTGTGCAATGTTTTCAGTCATTTGTTGTTGGGTCTGCTGGATTTAAATGGCGGGTTGCTTCAATCGATCTAAAGAACCCAGTACCGGAAGACCTATTGAAGAGGTGTCAAGCTTCTTTAGATATCTTTCGTGAATACAACAATATGGTGGATGTCGAAAACGAAATTGTGTACCGCCTTCATGTCGATGGAGAGGTGTTCTTAAGAAAGTTCCCACAGGCTAATGGGATGCTCGTAATTCGCTTTATTGAGCCAGAATTGGTCAGAGGGTATGCTACAGACATTGGGTCGCCAAAAGACTCATTTGGGATCATTGTGGAAGAGGATGATATTAATTCGGTTCTTGGATATCAGGTAATTTTGAAACCTACTGTTACTAGAGAACCTACATTTATCCCTGCGGAAGAAATCATACACATCAAAATTGGCACAAATGCGAATGCAAAGCGTGGATTGACTACATTCTACCCTGTGTTCCAAAATTTGACCAATTGCGAGGATATTCTTGCTTCTACAGTCACAATGGCGAAAGCCAGGGCAAAGATAGCGATGATCAGGAAGGTAAACAATGTTGCACCTGACTCAATGGCAAGCTTAGTTGACTCACAGATTGATGCTACGCTCGGTGGCAGCAATAATCTTGGTGCAACGCAAAGTATTGGATTGGAGAGGTTTGGCTATGGATCGATCATTACCGCACCAGCGAACATTGACTACGAATTCCCAGGGGCAAATGTCGATGCAGCAGGGCTTATCCAAGTTTTGCAGGCTAACCTACGATCCCTTGCAACACGCTTTGGAATCAGCGAAACACTCATGTCCGGTGACGCAAGCAATAATAACTACTCTTCAGCACTCATTGCGGAAGCTCCAGCAAGGCGAACTTTTGAGCGATGGCAAGGGATTGTTGGAAGATCCTTGGCCGAATGTCGATTCGAGCCAAACAAGTCTTTAGCTTGGTCACAGATCCACCTCGCATCCGAACACGGTATCATCCCCAAGGAAATACTTAAGAACATTAAGATCACTTCTGAAGCGTATTCTCTTCAATCAAGAGAGCATCAGAAAGAAGCTGAGATGAACAATGTGTACCATTCAATGGGTGTGAAGTCGATTCAGACGATTCGGGCTGAACTTGGATTGGATAACGATACCGAAGCATCAAACTTCATAAAACCAATTGTAGATGAAAAGAAGGGTGCTACCGAAATTGATCCGATGAATCCTTCATCAAGGATTGAGTCTGGAAGTGCTACGCAAGGAATCGGTGGTGGCGATCAAGTTCAAGACTCCGCTCTCAATGGTGCCCAAATTGCTAACCTTGTCGATATTATTCATCGATGCTCTATCGGTGAGATTCCAATGGAAAGTGGCAAGGCGATAGCAAGAGCTTCGTTCCCTGCGATCACACCTGAGATCATTAATTTAATGTTCCGTGATGTAGTAATTAAGATCCCCGAACCTGTTCAGCCTGTGTCAAGTTCTTCACCAGAAAAACTTGATAAGCCTGAAGGCCCGCCAAACCTTCCCGCAGCAAAATCACCAAATATATCAACTGTAACAGGATAATTGTTGACAACACTAGACGATGGACTGTAATATCATACTATGAATGCCGTTATTGAAAACAAACCAGGTGTAGTAGACCGAAACAAGTGCATTGTTTACGGTGTAAAAGTCCTTGGATTTAGCTCAATGAATGGCAGAATCTACGATCCAAAAGCGATTCGTGATGCAGTTCCGCTATACGAGAACGCTCCAGTAAACAAAGATCACAAAACAGAAGCACCATTGTTTTCTGATAGGCTAGGATGGCTTCAGAATGTCCGCTTTACCTCCGAAGGGTTATATGCAGACTTCAGATACAATCCTCATGCTGATGGGATTGAATCATTTTTATGGTTTGCTGAAAACAATGGTTTAGGCGATGTAGGATTTAGCCACCTTGTTAGTGGCAAATCAATTCCTGATCAAGATGGTACAGAAAGAGTAGTAAGAATTGACAGAGTTAGATCGGTGGATTTAGTTGCAAACCCTGCAACCACCACCACAATTTTTGAATCCAAGGAGATTGCAATGAAAAATGATAAAATGATGTCTGAAGAAAACCCTGTGAAAGAAATGTATAAGGAAGAGGTTCCAGATGCTGCACCCGCACAAGAACCAACTGCTGCACCGACTTCGGAAGAACCGTCTTCTGATATGCTTAAGCAAATTATGGAAATTTGCGTTGGCCCAGGCGAAGGCTCGGCAAAGGGGAAGATGATTCTTGACCTTATTGCTGCTGCTACTGGCCTCGGTAGTGGCGATGTTGCTGCTGAAACCACAGATGTAACAGGAATGAGCAAAACTACGGGAACACCAGCACAAGCTAATCTTGGTGACGATGAAGACGATAAAGATGAACTTGAAGAGTCTTTGAAGGAACTTGAAGACCTTCGCAAGTGGAAATCTGAAAAACTTAATGAAGAAAAAATATTCTCTTTGCTTAAGGAGAGTAATTTAGAGGCAACCCCTGTTTTTGTAAAGCAACTTTCCGCAATCGGTGAAACGATGTGGGCAGAAGCGATTGATGACAGGAAAAAGGTTGCTCTTGTTAGAGCTAGTGTTAAGCCAGTTAGTTCGACTGCAATCCAAGGCGAGTCGAACTATCAACAGTTTCGAGAAAATGTCCTTGGCAAGTAAGCCATCCATTTAAGGAGTCTATGACTATGGCGATTACTTACAGTTTCAATGCGACTAATCCTGTGGTGGCCCCTGTTGCCACCGACAAGGCGATTCAAGTTGGCGATCTTGTAGCTCTATCTTCCGGTAGTGCTATTTCCGCTCTTGATTTTCCTTGGGATACCAACTTGGCAACCACTCAAACTGCGTTTGCAAGTGCTTTTTTAGGTGTATCTGGTCAATTAAAGAGAGAAGATATAGCTCTTGTGT